ATGCGAAGTGGGAAAAGGAAACGCGGTGGATCTACTACGACCGTGAACACTATCAGATTTACCGGAAGCGCGGGGAATCGAGTCCGATCGAGTTAGTCGATGAAGGGCGGCATGGGCTGGCATCGCTGGGACGCGTGCCGGTATTGGAGATAAAAGTCTCGGACGGCTTATGGCTGATGAACAAGGCAGCCTCACTGCAGCTGGAGCACTTCAATAAGTCGAACGCTCTTTCTTGGGCTCTCACGATGGGCTTGTTTGCTTCCCCGGTAGTGTACTCAGACCGGGAATGGAAGCAGGTAGTCGGAGAGTCGTATTACATCCAGCTGGGGAAGGACGACAGATTCGGGTGGACCGAACCGGAAGGCAAGGTCTACCAGATTGCAGCGGACAACCTGCAGAATCTGCGAGACGAGATTTATCGGGTTTGCTACTTGACGATCCAATCTGGTGAGGCAGGCACGGGAGCTCGCCAGTCGGCAGTGAGCAAGCAGCTGGATTTCGCGACCACGGAAGAAGTGCTGCGGGCTTACGGCAGTGCGGTAAAGAATGCGATGAAGCGGACGCTGTGGACAATCGCAGCGGCGAGACAGGACAGGTTCACGATCGACGTTTCGGGCATAGATGAGTTCGACATCAACGACTTAGGCACGGAATTAGACGATGCGCAGAAGTTACTAGGCCTTGGGATCGAGTCGAAGACCTTAAGGAAGGAGGTTTTTAAGAGGCTGGCTCTCAAATACCTGAGTGACGCACGGCAGGACATCAAAAACACAGTGGTGGAGGAGATCGAACACGGGGAGTAGGTGTTCCCAAGGAGACATATGGACGGAATCGACATACAAGCGATCGTGCGGCAGGCGGTGCAGGAGTTCACGAATAGCGAGAAGGCCAGGAGCGAACCGGCGTACAAGACGGAGTTGCTGGAGGAACGAAAGCGCCGGGAACAACTGGAGCGCCGGATGAACGAACTGGTTGCTGAGAACCAGCGGAGTCACAAAGCGGCGGCGGAAGCAGAACGCAGTTCCGCAGTGAGAGCAGAATTGCAACGGCTGGGCGTATCGAAGATAGACCTGGCATTCAAGGCAGTGCAAGACGGGATTGTGCGCAACGAAGATGGCCGACTGGTGGCGCGGGGCGACGATGGCGACGTTCCAGTGAAGGAGTACCTCGCGAGTTTCGTCAACGAGAACCCGGAGTTTCTGCCGGCGCGAATTCCGGGCGGAACGGGAATGACGGCCACCCACAAAGCCCCCGGTGGAGGCAGAGACTCTGTGACCCTCGAACAGATCCGGCCAGGCATGAGCGCGGAGGAGATGGAGCGGGTACGAGAGGAAATCGTACGCGTGGCATCGCAGACCCTTCGCGGGCTGTAGAGAAGTTCCGGCTAGACGAGCGGGAGCGAGTCGCAGTAGCCGGCAAGAAGAAAGGAACAAGGAGAAGAAATGGCAGCAATTACTTCAGCGAATGTCGCCAACGCGATTGTGAAGCTGGTGGCGGCGGATGCATTGCCGGTGCTGGTAGGGAACCTCATTATGGGGAACCTGGTGAATCGCGATTATGAGCCAGCTCTGGCACATGCCGGCGACACAATTAACGTGCCGATCCCCCCTGTGATGCAAGCAAACAACATCCTCGAGGGCGGAACGGTGCAAACGCAGAATCCGAATCTGGGAAATGCGCAGATCGTGCTGAACACGCACGCGGAAGCGACTTTCCAGATTCCGGACGTAACCAAAGTGCTGGCGGTGCCGGATCTGTTGAAGATCTACATGCAGCCGGCGGTGGCGGCGATCGCACAGAAGGTGGAGAACGATCTGCTGAACTTGTACGCGGGGTTCACGGCTAACGCTCCGGTGGGCACGCCAGGAACGGCGATCACAGAGAGCGTGATCGACGCGGCAGAAACAGCGTTGTTCCTGGCAAAGGTGCCGCCGGCTTCGGAAAAGTACATGGTTGTGGACGCGGCCACGTATTCGGCATGGCGGCAGATTCCGCGCTTCAGCGAGTTTCAGACTGCCGGCGATGCCGGGTTGAAGGCGCTGATCGACGGGACGGTCGGAAAGATCAAGGACTTTTTCGTATTCCGGTCGCAGTTTGTGCAGTACACCGGGAGCAGCCCTGTAACTACACATAATCTGGCATTTACACGGGATGCCCTGGGGCTCGTGATCCGGCGGCTGCCGCAACCGCTGCCAGGCACCGGGGCCATCGCGGAGTACGCCGAGCTGGGCAACTTCGGAATGCGCGTGGTGATGAGCTACCAGCCGGATACGCTGGCGCAGCAGTTCACCGTGGACATTCTGTACGGCTGCGGCATTCTGCGGAATTCGTCGGGCGTGCAGGTGAATACGTAGCAAACGAACACTTACCGCAGAGACGTTGGAAAAAGCAAGAATCAAAGTCAAAACCGAAGGACGCTGAGGTGGCAGAGGACGCGGGGAGTGAGGCTCCGGGGTCTCAGTGTCGTAATAGCTTCGGTGCGGGAATCTTCGCGGCGCGAGGCTTTTCGGCGGTTAGTAATGTAGACGGATCGAGGAACTTGCGGGATTGCGGATCGCTCCCTCACGGCCGCGGCTCAGCAACGATGGGTCGCGGCCCGGTAAGTGCTTCCGCAACTTCCTCATCGTGAAAAACGCCGGACCGCTCGCTTGCGGTCGCGGCTCATTATCAAGAGGAGAGTCGAATGGATGTGAAGACGTATTACCAGAGGATCCGGGCGATGGAAGCGACGATAACCACTCCGTTCGCAGTGGTGAGCAGCCTGGGGACGGACGACGGCGGCAAGAAGGGCGTACTGGTGGAGGTGCCGCGGCACCTGGCAGCCAAGATGATCGTGGAAGGGTCCGCGGAAATGGCACAGGCAGACCAGGCGGCGGCATTCCTGCAAGCGCAGGAAGCGGCGTATAGGGCCGCGCAGGACGCTGCAACAGCAGCCAAACTGGAAGTCACGATGGTATCGTCCGACGAATTGAAGAGATTGACGGACGACATGAAGAAGCTGAAGGGCGGAGCCAGAACCGCCAGGGATTAGGCAGACATATGGCTCTGTTTACGGACGGTCTTATGTCAGGCATGGAAGACCTGACGGCGCAGGACACACAATTATCGAATGTGGCAAACGTCGAGGGTATCGACGTGACTCAGAAGCTGGCTCTGGCGCAGGAAGAACTCGCGCTCGAAATCAGCACACTGCTGAGCGGGTCCAGAGGCGCAGAGCAGGCATTCTGGCTAAACGCGCGACCGCAGATCGACAACGTGGTGGTGACACCCGCGCTCAAGCTCTGGCACACATTCCGTGCTTTGGAGTTGGTTTACGGAGATGCGTACTCGAGTCAATTGAACGATCGGTACGCGGCGAAGCGAGGCCAGTTTCACGAGCGGTCCCGATGGGCATACGAGCGGCTGTTGCTGATGGGGATCGGAATTGCGTGGTCTCCGGTCCCGCGCCCCAAACAACCCCAGGTAGTCAGCGCGGGCGGCAGCCTGCCCAATAGCACCTATTATGTGTCGATGACTTGGGTCAATGGAAAAGGAGAAGAAGGCGCACCATCGACACCGACGACCATTACAACGGCAGGCAGCACGCTTTTGGTAGAGCCAACCGCGGCGCCGGCAGGCGCTACGGGCTGGAATGTATATGTTGGCAGCGATCCAGACGCGTTGTCACGGCAAAACGCATCGCCGATAGCAGTTTCGCAGACGTGGGTGCAGCCGAATACGATTGCGGGCGGTGGGACTGGACCAGGCTGGGGGCAATCGCCCAACTGCCTGATGCCTTTGCCGCGCGTTATTTTGAGGGGTTAATGACGACAACAATCGGAAGCCTGATTACGGGCCAAACGATAGAGCTTCTCACGGGGGCAAGCGGCGTCAATTCCTATTTAAGCGACTCCCTACAAGATAACGGGCAGCCGCTGATTCCGCTAAACCGTGCCCAGGTGCGGGCACAGAACGCAGCGCCGGACATTGCCGATCAGAGCAACACCATGCAGTACCCCGCGGTAAATGTCTACTGCGAAAAGATTGTCAACAGCCTGGCGGAGAAGTTTCGGACTTTTTCCGGAAATGTACAAACGACGGTGGAGTTACGGCACTCGCAGGATCGTCTGGATGGGCTACAAGACGCACTGGACAATTACGTGGATGCAATTCTGCAAGTACTGCATGCAAACCGCGGCGATTGGGGCAACGGCATGTTTTACTGTGGCGAATACCAAGCGGTTTTCGGGGCCGTGAAGCACGGCGGCAAGAACTTTCAACAGGTGGCAAAGATCACGTTCGAGATTGGAGTAAGCAGAAGCTAATATGGCCTCCTATATTTCGTCCAACGCAAACCGGTTCTACACGGCGCTGGAAGGCGCGTACGGACAGGTTCCGGCGATTACGGCAGCGAACCGGATTCCGGCGTTGAAGCTGACGGTCCGACAGCAGCTTGAGGTGACAGACCGCAAAGACAAGACGGGCAGCCGAACGTTTACGGGTGTGCCGGCTGGGGGCAGGCGACAGACCAGCTTTGAAGTGCGGACCCTGCTGACGAACTGGCAGCAGGGGACAAGTAATCCGAGTTACGGCCCGTTGTTCCAGGCAGCGATGGGCGGTACGCCGGCCTCCTTCGCGGGCGGAACGGCCGCAAGCGCAACCGGGAACGGCCGGCTGGCATTCGCCGCCCCGCATGGGCTCTCGGCCGGCCAGGCAGTGAGCAGCGGGGGCGAGATCCGATTCGTGGCGACAATCGTCGACGCAGAGACGGTTCAACTAAATGTTCCGTTCACGGCGCCGCCGGCGCCGGGCGCAACGGTGGGAGCGGCAGTTACATACGCGCCCGCGACCGAGTTACCAAGCGTAGGGATCTTCGATTACTGGGACCCTTCGACGGCGGTCCAGCGATTGCTGTGTGGAGGCGCGGTCGACCAGATGGAGATCGATCTAAACGGCGACTACCATGAATTCCGGTTCAGCGGCCAGGCTCAGGATGTAGTGGACAGCGTGAGCTTTGCGAGCAGCTCGAGCGCCGGACAGCTACAGACTTTTCCTGCCGAGCCGGCGGTAGGGGCCTTCGACTATACCATCGTCCCCGGGAATCTCGGAGAGGCATGGCTCGGAACGCTGCCGACACAGTTTTTCACCGTGACGTCGGCATCGGTGGAGTTAAAGAACGGATTGGACACCAGGTACAAGGAATTCGGATCGAGCCTTCCACTAGCGATTTCGCCTGGCGACCGCAC